CGAGCAACCACAGGTCAAGATAGTCAAAGGAAAAAATATACGGACCGAATTGAATGACACCAAAGCGGACCTCCAAACCACAAAAGAAGATCTTCAAAGCAAAGCCACGCTCGAGGACCTTCAAACCATCAAAACGCAACTCCAGACCACCAATGAACAGAACCAGAAGCTCGAGGCGCGGATCGCATTTCTCGAAACCGCCTTAATTTCTCGGTAACTACTAAGATGAGCGACACGAACGTTCACAGGGTGGTCGGGAACCTCCTCGTGGGAACCTCACATTTCTTCGTCGATACGACTACGAACCAGGTGGGTGTGAACACCTCAACTCCGGGCGCCGCACTCGACGTCCAGGGGGGAGACGTCAAGGTCGGGAGCGGGATCACGCTCGCGAACGATGGAACCATCACGGCTACGGGGTTCAGCGGGAACGGATCGGGTCTCACAGGTGTGAACTCTGACAGCGGGAGCTGGGTGAACGGGAGTTCATCCAATATCCACCTCGCGGTGTCGACGGATAATGTGGGCATCGGGGTTTTGGATCCGAGCTCCAAGCTGGACGTTGATGGCGACATAAACATTGCATCGGGCTCGACATTGAGAGTGGGGGGAACACCGGCAGTCTTCAGTAACTGGAGTGTAGATGGATCGGATATATATCGTTCATCTGGAAATGTGGGTATCGGGACGAACAACCCTCAGTTTAAGCTTCACATAGGACCTGTAGATGATAATCACTTATATTTAGCATCTTCGAACAACTTGTATGGCTGGATAATAGATACTGATGATGAAGGTAATGGTTCTGTCCCGTTAAGAATAACAAAAAGGTCGGGTGGTGTTGATACTGAAGTGTTGACTATCAAAAACCAAGATGGAAACGTGGGGGTGGGAACGTCGAATCCAACCAATAAACTCCACATTTCCGGAACCGAAAATCAATTGGTTCAGATCCAGAATACATCTGATACCGCACGACTTGTTTTAAATGGTAGTTCCGGAACCGGTGGTGATTTAATATTTAAACAAGCTGGTACAACGACGTGGGGAATTGCTTCGATCGGTGATAGTCTCCATTTCTTAGGAGATGATTCCACCTCACAGACGCGAATGACTATAAATAATGCTGGAATCGTGACCACTCCATTTAAACCCGCATTTTACGCATGGGATAATTCAACATCTAGGTCGGGAACGACACTCACGTTCAATTCAACAACGTATAACATCGGTTCACATTTTAACACGTCTACGTCTCGTTTTAGAACACCCGTAGCCGGAACGTATATTTTTGCCGCAGTTCTTGCACACGATTTCAACAATGCGTTTGGATCATCATACTATTCATTCTATGTCGACGGATCGAATCGCCGTGATATTTTGGAGGGTATGCCTTCACACGATGCACATTATGAAACGCACGGTGTATACATAGTTTACTTAAACGCTAACCAGTACGTAGATATACGATCGCGTAGTGGTACTAATATTACATTTTATAACGGTCATCACGGAGCGTATTATAGGAACTGTTTCCAAGGTGCATTATTAGGTTAAAAAGAATGTGGTACTATATAAAATGTCGAGTTGGTATTTTTGTCTTGAACCTGATACACTCGAAATTGTTGACCGTTTCGAGGGTACAGAAGAAGATGTTAAATCGAGATCTTCACAATTAGAATTTGTAAAACTTGATGCGGGTATAGACCCGAGAGTTGTAGATATTTCCAGAGACGATTCTGGAAATGTCATAGTACAACTAAACGAAGAAAAGAAAAATAAAATAAACGAAGATGTACACGAGTTTAATCTCATACAATTACGAATAAAACGAGATGCACGCTTACAAAAATCTGACTGGACCCAAACGAACGATATCGGACTGAAAAACGAAGAGGAATGGCTCGCCTACCGCCAGGCGCTTCGAGACCTTCCCTCCCTCGAAACACCGATTTGGCCCGAGCAACCACAGGTCAAGATAGTCCAAGGGAAAAATACAAGGACCGAATTGAGTGACACCAAAGCGGACCTCTCTGAGACCAAAAGCGTACTCGAGGCGGACCTCCAAACCACAAAAGAAGATCTCCAAACCACACAAACTGAACTAGCCGACGCCAAAACCGACCTCGAAGAGAAGACCTATCAAATCATATCCCTCGAGGCCCGATTGGCGGCGCTCGAGCAAAAATTTATAAGTAACTAATAACGATGAAGGACGCGAGGGTAACCCCCTCGACGCCGAGCGTCGTGGACGCGCTCGCCGTCGTACAAGAAGTTCGAACCGCTCAGGATCTTCGCGCAGTCAGGCCGGGTATGGTCGACGTGGTCCACGGCACCATCGACGTCACCACGGGAGTCGATGTATCAAATTTCCTCGTGCACCTCCATTCGCCGTGCACTCTTCTCAGAGAAGGTTGTGCGGTCACCTTTCGAGTAGGTGGAGAGGCTACCGTAAAAGAGATCGTCGACTCGCAAAACTTCACGGTCGATCGGTCCCTCGTGGACGGCGAGGATACACTCATCGGAGTTGGGGTCAAGGACTTCCACGTCGTCAGGGAAGATGTGTTGATGGACCTGTGCCTCTCGGCGATCCGCGAAGTTTCCGAACGAATCCTAGACGAAAGCGTCTTGAATAAGATAGATGGCAGGATGTCAACCATAGAAAAGTTTTTCGGGTCGGCGTTGGCACGTCTACGGAAGCTGGAAAATATGTAGGTAGTTAATAGATGAGCGACACGAACGTTCACAGGGTGGTCGGGAACCTCCTCGTCGGAACTTCGCATTTCTTCGTCGATACGACTACGAACCAGGTCGGAATCAACACGTCATCCCCATCGGCATCGCTCGACGTGGCGACGGGAGACGTCAAGGTGGGTTCGGGGATCACGCTCGCGAACAATGGAACCATCACGGCTACGGGTGGGTTCAGCGGGAACGGGTCGGGTCTCACAGGTGTGAACTCGGATAGCGGGAGCTGGGTGAACGGGAGTTCATCCAATATCCACCTTGCCGTGTCAACGGATAATGTGGGCATCGGGGTTTTGGATCCGAGCTACAAGTTGGATGTTGACGGCGACATAAACATTGCAACGGGCTCGACATTAAAAGTGGGCGGAACACCAGCAGTCTTCAGTAACTGGAGTGTAGATGGATCGGATATATATCGTTCATCCGGAAATGTGGGGATTGGAGTGACGAGTCCGGATGGTCCCTTACATTTAAACCTACCTGCCAATAGTAATTATACCGGGTTCACATACCAGAGTGGTGATGTTAAGACTGTTTTGGGTAATACAGGAGATGGCGGCGGTACGAACACTTCTTTCGTGCAGGTGTATTCGGGTGTATCGACTTCTGTTCCCGATACGAATAGTGGCACGTATAACCTAGCACTTCAACCACACGGTGGTAACGTGGGTATCGGTGGCGTCTTGCAGCCTGCTGAAAAGTTAGACGTGAATGGAAACATTAAAGCGTCTGGTTACGTATCCACGCCATACCTCTATAGATCGAGTCACAATAGTGGATACATGGTTGGTTCGTATAATAGTGTCGGTGCCAACTCCACTATGGTGAATCCTATTTACACTATAGGATCAAATTATATGCCAACTGGAGACAATGCGATTGGTAATATGTACGGTATAGGCTATTCGCATGGGAACTTCACTTCAATACTCACAAGTGGGTGGGGAATGTACGTCGCGGAAAATGGTAATGCTCGTATAGGTCTTAATGGGACCCATGGGCATATTAAGTGTACGGGATACGTTGATGCAGGTACGGAAGTGTATGCCCAGAATTGGTTTCGCACGAGAGGTAACGCTGGACATTATTGGGAACCTACATCAAACGGTAATGGTTGGCATATTTACCCCAAGGACCGATCAGATATGTATTTTCAAGTAGGTTCAGGTAACGGTGGAATAGTTGGAAGTCTCGGAAATGGTACTGCACGTGGATACGTACATTGGACTACAAGTAATGAAATAGGGTTTCTAACTAGTATTCGACATTGGAGTTTACGTATGGATAATGCCAAGAATTGTTCGGTTTATGGTCATAATTATTCTTATGGTTATCATGGTCATAGTGATACTCGTATGAAAAAAAATATTGTACACGCAGATGATACAACTGCACTTAATTTAATTCGTGAAATAAAACCTAGAATATATGAATATATAGACACACCAAGACGAGGTACACATAGTGTCTATGGATTTATTGCACAAGAAATAAAAGCATTAATGCCAAAGGCTGTTACAGTCCGTGAAGGAGAAATACCAAACATATATCAAAATGCAACTTTTGATAAAGAACAAATGATTATTACATTTGAAAATTTTGACACAGGTAACTTGCATCAAACAAAAGACATAATATGCATGGTTGATAATGATAATGAAAAACATTTGAGTATAAAGTCTGTATTAAATTCTAAACAGATTGAAATAGAAGATGATGATGAATTTAAAGCATTATTAGAAGAAAGTGAAATAGCCGATGAAATATTTGTTTGGGGACAAACAGTTGATGATTTCCACAGTATTGATAAAAATTACATTTTTACAGTTGCCACAGCAGCATTACAAGAGGTCGACCGCCAACTCCAAACCACAAAAGAAGATCTCCAAACCACCAAAACCGAACTGAAAGCGGACCTTCAAACCACACGTACAGAACTAGCCGAGGAACGCGCCCTCCACGAGACGACGCGTACCCAGCTTCGGAACACGCAGACCGAACTGGACGTCGCGAAGATTAAGCTCCTCAACATAGAGGCGAGGATGCAAATAATCGAATCAAATATTTCTAAGGTAGTTGTATAAGAATGTCGGACATAAACATCCAGACATTCAGCGGCAAGGTCCAGGTGAATAACAACCTGAAAGTCGGTTCGGGTCACCTTTTCGTGGACCGATCGTCAACGGCGGTACACCGTATTCTACGGGCGTGACGAGTGTGGGAACGCCGGGACAGGCGGGTGCAAAGACGATTCCCGACCTAAAAAAAATTCAGGAGCGCCTGGCAGTCATCGAAAAATTCTTCGGCTCCGCGCTCGCACGTCTACGCAAGCTAGAAAATATGTAGGTAGGTAATAGATGAGCGACACGAACGTGCACCGCGTAGTTGGTAACCTCCTCGTGGGTAGCTCCCACTTTTTCGTCGACACGACGAATAACAAAGTTGGTATCAACACGAGCAGTCCGTCGGCCTCGTTGGACATAGCGACCGGCGACCTCAAAGTTGGAAGCAGTATCACGTTAGGTAACAGCGGAACGATCACGGCCACGGCGTTTGACGGCGATGGCTCTCTGCTTCAAAACATCAATTCTGATTCTGGTAGTTGGGTCAAAGACAACGTTAACTCCAAAATTTACGTGTCCAATACGGATCACAGGGTCGCGATTGGAACAACGTCGGCTAGTGAACTTCTCACAGTAGGCAACGACGGTGTCAATGCGGATGTGGTGAATAATATTCGTTTAAACGGACGTAAAGTGAATGCGGATGGTGAAATCTGTGGTTTATATTTTGCGAATAGTAAAGACACCGGGGATGGCACCACGGGATCGTCCGCGTCTATACGGGCGTCTCGAATCGGGGGGAGTAATTTTGCTACGCAACTTGATTTTTACACGAATGACGGCGTGGCGGTTGGTTCGGGGACATCACGCTTGACTATATTGGGATCAGGGAATGTGGGAATCGGGGCGACGAGTCCGGAAGCATCGTTACATATTAATGGTATTGGAAGTGAATTTTATATAGGTACCACAGCTTCCTTAGAAGCTCAATCAGCCGCGAATGCACCTACATATTTTCCCGCGAGGGAACATATATTAGCTAGATATGCGGATACAGACTATAGATATACCAGTGTCTTTAATCTCGCAAAGACACATGAAATCGCATTTGGATACTCGGAAAATTATACCACAACTGCGAGTGTTACTTACCCAGATGCTCACGCAATTAAGTTTAAAATGACACCGAATGCTGGGAATAGTACCATGACAGAGAGAATGATCATTAAGGGTAATGGTAACGTCGGTATAGGGACGACGAGTCCTCAAACGAATCTTCATATAGAATCTTCTGGTTCGACGGGTGTTGATATTTATGGTGGGGACACAAGTAATCCTTATATTTTCATAGGTGAACATCAGTCTACTTACTCACGGAAATGGGGGGGAAAATTAACTTATTACGGTGATAGTAATGTCAGGTGGTTAAATATATCAGTTGTAGATGACAATGTAGAAACAGCTGCGATTACTGTAAGAAGAAATGGACATGTCGGCGTCGGGACGGAAAGTCCTGATACAGCTCTGCATGTGAATGGGACTATCAAAGCAGCTTTATTGAGCATGAATGGTTACACCATGTCTAAACCACCTAGGGTCGTACATATAGACGATAATGTGGGGGGGTGTCCTCCAACCAGGCCCGCGGGTGATATTATGTCTTATAGTCTCGTTCTAAGCAGAACTGCGTACGTATACGTAAGTGTAACCACGATACTTAATTATGGCGCTCGATCCGATTGTGAAATATATTTCGGATCTAGTCACATTCAGAGTCATTTAACAGCCGAAGATAATACGAGTTGGAATCCCGTAAACATTACAGCCGGTGGGACAGTAGGTGCTGGAACGACTCTCATACGATTCCGTTCCACGCGTGCGAATGTCGTCGGGTGTCAAGGTAATTGGGGAGGAATGCAAATATTAATTTTTGAAACGTAACTCATGATACGTAGAACACCATTGTTTCCTGGCTTCATCTACAGTCCATATAAACCCCCCCGTTTTCTCGTTGACGGCGTTATGAATATCTACGGTCCATTTAAATAGAGTATCTCTGTCAGTGAGATCAATAGGGTGTGCATCTTGAATATTTTTATGTTCCTCTCTACATATTGGACATGGTAAAACCTTCATGATGAGATCGTAAAATTGTTTATATTCCTCTTTATCCGTTTCAGATGGTATTTCTGGATAACCTATGGCGACTTCGTGTATCGTTCCCCACACGAAACCACCCCATTGTTTATTCACCGTATACTTAACGATTTTTACGTAATTTTTAGTATCAAAAAAATCCATATAATAGTAATGCACACTCCCTTTATACTTAATATGGTACAGAGAGCTTTACAAGCTACCACGGATGTTATGCCCACTAAGTTTTATTTGGACCCCGATTATGATCTCATACAATTTGAAGAGGGGTACGATAAACCTTCTAGGGAAGTATTTTACGCCAAATATAACGAACTTTTGAATACCCATAAATACGAAGTTCTTCGTGAACAGAGAAATAAAAAACTCACAGAATCCGACTTTTCAATGCTACCGGATTATCATTTGTCACAGGAAAACGAAGAAGAATGGGAGGTATACCGACAGGCTCTACGCGACATTCCTTCTACGACAGAAGATCCAGAAACTCCTATATGGCCAGAGCCGCCACAAGTGAAAATAGTCCAAGGGAAAAATACACGGACCGAATTGAGTGACACCAAAAGCGAACTGAAAGCGGACCTTCAAACCACGCGAACCGAATTAGCCGAGGCCAAAACCGACCTCCAAGCCACCCGAGCCAACATCGAAACGATCAACGCCAACGTCGAAACGATCAACTCCAAACTCCGGGACGAAAATGCACTCGAGGCGACCAACGCCAAACTCGACCACCTGACCTCTCAAACCACCCTCCTCCAGAACGTTGTTTTCCAATTGACGAAAAGAATCCAGCAACTCGAGCAGGCTTAAAAAATAAACTCTCAGTATATATATAATACAAAATGTCTGGCGGTATTGCCCAACTCGTCGCCGTAGGCGCTCAGGATGCGCACCTCGTCGGCGCCCCCGAAGTTAGTTTCTTTCGCTCAACGTACAAACGACACACAAATTTCAGTCAGACCTGCGAGCGTCAGGTCATCCAGGGCAACGTCAACAACAACGGCATGTCCACCGTGCGCTTCGAGCGCAAGGGTGACCTTCTCAACTACGTGTACTTCGCACCCTACGTCGTCGTCGACGCCGACACGGCACCCGTCTCTGATTGGACCACCCTAATCTCTAAGGTCGAGCTCTTGATCGGCGGTCAAGTGGTTGACACCCAGGACTCCACGTACTCCACGCTCATCGCGCCCACCCTTTCCGCCACTAACTTCTCCAAGTCCGTGGCCGGTGGTCTCTACGACGGTGCGGGTACTGCCAAGTTCTACCCGCTTCGGTTCAGCTTCTGCGAGAACTGGCAGAGCGCGCTCCCGTTGGTGGCCCTCCAGTACCACGACGTCGAAATTCGCATCACCTGGGGTGGCAGCGCCTCGAGCTGGGGCTGGAACGTCTACGCAAACTTCGCGTACCTCGACACCGACGAGCGCGCCGCGTTCAGCTCCGGGTCCCATAACATGCTCATCACCCAGGTCCAGAAGAGCATCGCGTCCAAGAGCCTGATCCAGGAACTCAACTACAATCACCCGATCAAGTACCTCGCCGCCGCTAAGGGCAGCGCCATGTCCATCCTCCACGAGGCGAACAAGCTCAAGCTCCAGATCAACGGTACTGATATCGGCGATTACAAATTCGCCGATCCCAACTTCACGTCCGTGCCCCTCTACTACCACACGTCAAACTCCAGTGTCAAGGGTACGAATCTTTTCTTCGTGCCTTTCTGCCTCGACGCTGCGAAGCTCCAGCCCACCGGTAGTCTAAATTTCAGCCGACTCGACTCGGCTCGGATCCAGTCCGCAGGCCACGCCGGTGCTGGTGTCGGTAAGTTCGAAGAGGACATCTACGCCGTCAACTACAACGTACTCAGGGTGGAGAACGGCATGGCTGGCCTTTTATATTCTAACTAAATAGTAAGTATGTGGAAAACAATCTTCCTCCTAGCAGTCGTCTTTGTATTGACGTATAACCCAAGGTCACAGACTCTCGAGAAGTTCGTGGGTCAGCCCACGCCGCCGACCGAGAAATCGTGCCAGGCCACGCATTACCAAGCCGTGCAATTCGCAACCACCCCGTACCAGTGTCCGAAAGACGACAGGGTTTCCATGGGCGTGATCACTACTTAAAAGAAAAAATCGTAGGTACAGTAAATGATCCCGATCGACCGTGAAATTCTCACCACCATCGCCGCAATCGCCTGCATCGCCGGCCTCGTCTTCCTCTTCAGGGAGCTGAACAAGGCGAAGCAGGAGGTCGACGAGCTCAAGGTTTTCTCAGCGCACGTCGCGCGCCATCTTTCCCAGTCCAGCGGTGGCGGCGGTGCGAAAGAAGAACCCGCGCTCGTCGCCGAGGAGGTGGAAGAAAAATCCGAGGAATAAGAATGTCAGCCTATTGTAGAAACGCGCATGCGCGATGAAAAAGCACAAGGCCATAGCGATACCAGTTAGTTTCAACGGTGATCAACCGCGGTTCTTGACCGTGCGCGATTGGCGGTTCAAAGATTGGATTTTTGTCACGGGCGGATGTCGCCGAAGGGAAATCACCAACCCGATCCGGTGTGCGCTTCGAGAACTCGAGGAGGAGACCCGCGGGGTTCTCAACTTGAAAAACGGTGAGTACATGGATTTCAAGTTTACAGTCAAGGAAAGTCCCACGGTGGACCTCGAGTATAACTGTTTCGTGTTCTTCGTGGATTACGACAGGGTGGAGCAGCACGGACAGGTCAAGCGATTCTACGAGGAGAAGGCCAAGATGCAACTGAAAAAACTACACAACCAACCCATTCGCAAGACCTTCGACGAGAACGATCACATGAGCTACGACACACTCCCCGAGTTTAATTCGCGTAAGCGATGGAAGTTGATCATAGATAATGTCATTAAAAATCCAGAGTTTTACAGGTGCATGCAAACCCCCGATAGAAAAACCTTCAGTATAAAATAATGAAATCGAAAGCTTTCATACTGAGACAAATCTCTGAACTTCTCGAGAAGAACCGGGGTCTGTGCGACTCCGAGATCGAGGATTGGGTCAGGGAAAATGAGAAGATGACCGTCTACGAACTCCTCACCTTTAAGAAGGAACTGAGCGAAACGAAGATTTATCAGGACGTCTCCTGTTCGTCGAACTGGTTTAGAGACGAGGATTAATATGTATGTAAAGTAAGTATGTTCAAAAGTTGGTGTTCCCAGAACGGCTTCTTGAGAAAAGTCCCCAACCCATCACACGTGCTCCTGGACGGCGGATGCCTGTCCGTGCCGTATGATAGATTGGACGAATTTTACGACAAATACATCGAGGCTGTGCAAGCTGACGAGAAAGTATTCGTCGTGGAACAGAAAACCCCGACGTATAACTTTTTCGTAGACCTCGATTACAAAGCCGACGACGGTCTCGGCATAGACGAGATCAGTCAGATATCCACCGTGATATGTAGATGCGTGAAAAAGTTCGGGGGAAAAGAGTGTATCGTGTCCGTCGCGCAACCCAAGAAGGCTGGTGAAAAAATCAAGACGGGTGTGCACCTCAATTGGCCGGGTTTCGTTGTCGAACAGACCGCCGCGGTGTACCTGCGACAATACATCATCTCCGATCTCTTCGGTTACGACCGAGGAACTGAGTGGGACGCGATCGTGGACTCGAGCGTCTACGGCGACCCCGCGCGCCGGACCAAGGGGAGCGGGTTTCGTATGCCCTGGTCGCACAAACTCGCGAAAGGGGTGGTCGAGGGTATGTACCTCCCGCTGTTCAAGTACACGTGGCCGCTTTCGTCACTCTCGAGGATCCCGTCTGAACCGGACACGGCGATCCTCAAAGCCACGGCGGTCAGAACCGAAAAACCCGTGACGGCGGAGGCCCTACCGAAACCGAAACAGCGAAAGGAAGGTTCGTTTTCGACTGAACAGACCAAAGACGAGATCCACGACAGCGTCCTGCAGAATCGGTTGGAGACGTTCATACAGAAAAACATGCCCAGTCAGGGAGATGCGTTCCTGACTAAGATGTACAAGAGCAAGGACACGTTTCTCCTCTCCAGCACTTCAAAGTGGTGCGAGAATATTCAGAGGAAACACGGTTCGAATCACGTCTGGTTTTTGGTCAGCGGTAGACACATTCTGCAGAAGTGTTTCTGCACGTGCCCGACTCTCGACGGCCGCGTGGACGGATTCTGTAAAGATTTCGTCGGGCGGAGACACGAACTTTCCGAGGATATCGCGAAAGCGCTGTACCCGAACAAGGCTGAGATTTCCAAATGTAAGGAAATCAGGAAGTACATGGATAAACCGATGCCCAACGTCAAATCCCAGATCGAACATTTCATGAACAGATGGATGAAGGTGGACGAGGGTACGAAGGTCGTGGACATAAAACGGCAAAAAGGTGGGGCGCTCTCGGTGACGACGACCTCGAGGTTTTGTGAAACGGTCGGGGAGAGGCACGATAAGCTGATGACGTACACGGTGAAGAAGGGTCAAATCGTCCAGGCGTGCCCCGTGTGCAAAAAGTCGAAGCCCAGGACGCACAGGCTGTCCCCTAACATCGTTAATCTACTTAAACAATAATGGGGTGTACAGTATAGATGACAACGTTAACGACAAGATCCGGACGAGCCGTTAAAAAACCGGTCGTATTCATTCCAGCAGAGAATGCCCTGGACGACGATTACTGCAGCGAGGACCACGACACCGATATCGGTTCCGACATAGACACCGAAGACGAATGCTACTCGGACGAGAGTGACGACGAGGGGGAGTGCGACGATGATGACGACGCCGACGAGAACGGTAACCTCAAGGATTTCATCGTCGACGACGAGGATGAGAGTGAGTCAGAATAAGCTTAAAAAAATAGAGCGGTGTTAGTAGTAATATGATGGAATCTGACATGGGCAACCCCATCGAGTACAATCCTGACATCGACCCCCTAAACAATCAGGAAGAAAACGAAAATTCAGTTCAAGAGCCGCAGCAGCAATATTACATGCAGGCGCCGCCACACCCGGAAATGTATGTCCCTCAACAGGAGAAAGAATCAGTCGACCTGTTCAAGAACGTCGATAAATCCACGTGGATCATAGCGTTCGCTGTATTTTTACTCGGCTTCTTCATGGGAAAGACGATGCAACCGGTCATTCTCCGGTACGCCTAAGCTTCGACGGTCTCCTCGAGGTACGGCGACCCGCTCATCCAGCTCCCGCGTGGAACCGTGTCGTGCGCGATGAAGGTTCCCATGTCCCCCTTTTTGAAAACCGCCCCGTATGTTTCCAGGCCGGTATCTTCGATGAATCCGACCGCCGCGGGTGGTGCGACCGCCTCCTCTTTCTCGATAACTTTGTTTTTTAAACGCATCGGCGATTTAAAAAACAAAATGAAGAATGCCCCGACTGCGAGTACAGTTAAGATAATAGCGAACATCTTTTAATAGTATTACATATTTATTTAAGCTGAGGAGGATACTTCAGGTTCACCGCCTTCTTCGGTGATTTCCCCGAGTTTCGCCTCGGTCGATTCTTTCTCGCGCTCTTTCTTGCGCTCTTCCACCTCTTGGGCCACGATCTCGTCAGCTTCCTTGACCAGCTCCTCCATGGGAGCGTCGGGCTTTTCCTTCTGAAGACGCTCCAAGACTTCCGCGGGGTGGCTGATCGGAGCCTCGTCGGGCTTGGTGTAGAACCTGGAGTTATCATCCCCGGGTGTGAAGTGGTTGGTTCCCGAGATCATCCCGTCCTTTCTCTCCTGGAACATTCGAGCCGCCTGTGCCTGGTTCTCGCGGTAGCCGGTCATGATCTCCTGGAGCTTTTCGTTCGTGTAGTTGGTATCCTCGATGGCGGCTGGGTCAGGGGGGATCAGGAGCCACTTGTACATGTCGACGACGTAGATGTCAAAAGTGGGATCCTCCTTCTGGAGTCGCTTCGCGTGGTTGGCGGCTTCGTCTCTGTTGGAGAAGGCACCGCGGATCTTGATGCCGAACTTTTCGTTCTTCTGCGGAGCCTCGGGGCCTACGACGGAGAGGCACGCATACAGCTGGCCGGGAACGGTGGTGTAATCCTGAGTGAGGGACATTTCTATACATATCGAGTCCCAAAACTTTAAGTTAAAGTTTACGCGTCAAAGAAAAGCATGGAAGAGCTACGCAAGACCCACAACGAGGCCAAGCGATCGTTGATCGAGGCGGTCACGAGGGAGGGGAATAGTGTACTGGACGTGGGATGCGGTTTCGGCGGCGACCTTCAGAAATGGCACAGGTGCGGCGCGAACATCAGCATGTGCGACCCCGAACCAAGTGCGCTCGTGGAGGCACGTTCTCGCGCCAAGAACATGCGAATACGGGTAAACTTCTACGAGGGGGACGTTCGCGCCTGTCCCAACAGAAAACACGACATCGTGTGTTACAACTTTTCGTTGCACTACATATTCGCCACGAAGGAACTCTTCCACGCGTCGATACGTGAGATTCGAAAACGCGTCAAGCCGGGTGGGCATCTGGTAGGTATCATCCCC